AGCTGGTTAAGAGCAGTATACCACGATGGGGGTACCAGGAGCCTTACCAGGGCCTCTGATACACAATCGCTGGCTGACGAGAGATCGATTGTGACGTGCGATCCGTCCGCAGAAAACCTTCGAGCGTAAGCTCGATGGGAGTCCTGCAGCGAATCTAGGTCATAACCGAAACGCTTTAACCGTTGTCTCATCTGTCGACCTAGGGCCAACTGAAAAGCAACGTTCAAGGAAGGCTCCTTTCCACAGGAGCGATCCTTAGTAGCGTCCTTAGGCACGGTGAAGAAGTAGTTCCCCTTCACGTAACTAAGTCCTCGTCCGAGGTGCCTTACGGCACGGGCCCAACTTGTCGACGACCAGTCGACGAGTATCGGGTCCGCTCCTCGGGTGAGGGTGGGAGTAGAAGTGATTTTGTCCGGCACAGTGGAATGTGTCGACTTATCACTGACTGTCGCCCCAGGTCCAAAGCGAGGCTCAAGAACCTCGCCAGGGGACCAGCCGATCATCCGACCAACATATTTCCGAATCCTGCCGATAAGAGCAGGAAACGCCTCAGTGGCGGCACACTGTCCCGAAGGAAGTGTGCCGAAGTCCATCAAGGTGTTAAGACGGCGATTCGTCACGAAACACTGCTTCTCAGATTCCCACCAGGATTCGAGTGCACGCTTGCGCGTGTCGATTCCTGTTGGTAGCGCCGGAAACTTCCTAAGGAAGTCCGATGCTTGGGCTGCCCGAAGGTAGTCCAAAGAGTCGCAGTATTCAAGGGGGTTCGCAGACACCAGCGTCAGCTGGGCCCACTCTCCGTACCGAATCAGTATCGCTACTGACAAGGAACGGGGACAGTCGAGCGCGACCATCAGGTCTAGCGCGACTTCACGCACCTCTGGTATCATGAAGTATTCCTCAGGTGTACCTACGTTGGGAACTGGAGACTCAGCGACTCACGTCGCCGAATAACCGGACTTGATGTAGGACTTGAAGGTCGGGTTCGCCATACAGGCAGCTACCTGATGAACAAACTCGTCGACGTCGACTTGTGGCATGTCCTTTTCGAACACCCACTCGCAGGAGAAACGAGCCTTGCGAACAACGGACGTGAGTCCGGTGCTCGTGTCGGTCGCAATCTGCGGGTACGAAGCCGTCGACCTGAGGACGCGCGTGACACCGTTCCCACCTTCGCGCGCCGAGAGCCGAAGCTCCGGTTGATGCGCTTGGGCGGAACCGATGGTTAGCGACTTCCACACGGCGGCGGTCCCATCACCGGAACTGGGCTGGAGCCCGGTCCAGGTGATAGCCGTGGTGCCATCAGCTTTTGTGATGACAAGAGCGGCGAGAGCGGCCAATTAAGGCCTCCTTTCGTCAGTTGGTGAGGTAGTCAACCTCGGATGCCCTTCTGTACAAGCAGGGCACATGCGGTGACGGCGCGGGAGACACTGAGTATCTGTCCGCGATTTAGTGTCAGCGTTAACGCTGGCAGGCCGCGCACGCGGTCGAACTGTTCGAGAGCTGAAGATATCGTTCCAAACAGGGCCCCCACGTTGGAGGGGTGCTCGGACCAGTATCGAAAGCTTCCGGTTGCTCGAACACGATACGAGTAGTAGGGTTCGACGAGAGTGATCCCGACGAACTCATCCCATTGGGCAAGGAAATCCCCAATGTTGATGAACCAATCTACTACAAAGGAGAAGGGAACAAGTTCCCACGCGACCGTAGCAGGGTTTGTCAGACCCATCTGAGAAGCCAAACGCAGATTCGGGTTGGTCACCCGATAGGACCCAGCAACTCGGCAGGATACCGAGAACCTCTGAGTCCCTCTATTTGCCCACTGGCCGCCACTCGTGGCTGATCCAGTGAGCTCATAGCGTTCTGTCGCACTACCACTACACACTCGTGTGTCGAAGTCTTGCGACAGAATTTCTGCAGAATTGTAGATATCCTGGATCAACGGCGACCATCCGAAGTGCCACTCGAGAAAGTTCTTTGAGAACTTCCGAGAGGCGCCCCGGGCGTTACCGAGATCTTTGGTACCTAGCAATCCCGCTACTCCGCGTATGTCACCCCGTCGGAGGTGACGACAGAACTGATACATCTGACCAAGACGAGCAGTCATCATTGAGATGGCCTGCTCACGTTCGGCTAGATTCACAGCCCAATTCGCCTTCTCTTGCACCTTACCCACGAAGCGCTCGCGCGCCTTGAGGAGGGGTGCATTTACGAGATTGTCTGACGAAGACAAACTCATAGGAACCGACATATACCAGGGGTTGAACCCTTGGAAAGCATCGACGTAGTCGTAGCTTCCAGTGCCGGTGACTGTTCTCCGCGCCTTTCGATAGTCAGCAGGAAGGTTGTAAGGCCTTGCCTGCTTCGAAGTGCGCTTCTCCAGTCGTACGTGACGAGCTTCCAGTTCTTGGACGCTCGTCCCCTTATCCACAATAGGATAAGCCATAAGGTGCTACCTCCTTACGGTGTTGTACTCCTCACGGAGTCGGCGCCGTCTCGATCGGGTCGATCGATAGGGTCACCGTGAAGTCGTTCTCCTGTAGGAACTGAGCCAGCAATGCGCCGTCCTCACAACTGAGAAATGGTCCTTGAACCTCGAGAGTGATCTCTTGGGGGACCAGATCACCGTTGAGAGTGACGTGCGTTATCATTGTATGGCTCCGTTC